CCTGTGGCAGCGCCGCCCCATAGGCATAGATGTAGCGCAGATTCGAGCAGCCCAGCACGTTCAGCGTGAGTAATGATTGGCAGTACGCCACATCCAAATCGCTCAGGTTGGGCGCATTGTGCGCGTCAACCGACACCAGATTGTAGTTTTCGCTGGCGTAGCACGAATAGAGATTCGGCATGTGCCAGAGTTCAAGCGTCACGAAGGCACAGCCGTAGATGGCCAGGTAGTACAGGCTCCCCAGTTCGTCCCACGGCAGCGACGTGATTTGGCTGTAGTCGCAGTACAGTTCCCGCAAGTTGCGCATGTTGACGTGCTTGATCTCCGTCACTTCCCCGGTCCACGGCAACTGCAGCATGGACCACCGCGACATGGGGGGCGTGCTCACGAGTGGGATGGGCTCTTGGATGTAGGGCATCACCAGGTCCCTCCGACCACGGTCACGATGTCGCCGGGCGTGCCCTTGACCTTGATCTCGGCCAGGTTGACCCGGTTGAACTCGTGCCACTCACCCGGCACCCACGGTACGTTCGCGCCCTCGTCACCGAGGAAGATCGCATCATCGGCGTTGCTCGGCGGTGCGCTGATGGTGAACGATCCAACCACGCGCTGGGCCGCCAGCGGCTGATAGTCGCCCGTCAGGACCAGCGTTCGCATGATGACGTTGTTCATGTTGGATTCTCCAGAAGTTCAGGTTCTATCTCACCGCCCGATAGCTCACCGTCAGCACACTGGTGAAGACCCGCTGCTCGGCCAGATGCTCGGGGGCATAGACAGGGTCATTGGCGATGCCTGCCCACGCCGCGAATGGCGCTTGGCCAAGCGGGCGGCGACGCAGGTAATCGGCGATGCCGTCCACCAGCGTGCCCAGTGCCTGGACCTCGCTATCCAGGTCCTTGCCCAGCTTCTTCTGCACGCCGATGTCCACGGTGATCTCGTACTGACTGGCTGAGCGTGTTGATCCGGTAATCTCGATGCGCTTGGGCACCACGCTGACCTTCAGGTCCGCCAGGTCTGCCAGATCGAACGCCGGCAGCACCCGCCGCACAGCCGTAAAGGCCGGGAGGAACGTGCCCGCCGGTGCGCCATTGAGCTCGGCGGCGATGGCATCGGCAATGTCGATGGCTAGTCCCATGCGTTACCCCGTGATCCAGGTGATGATGCCCGACGTGGCGGCGGTGATTCCTGAGCCGATGACCAGCCAGATCAACTTGCCCTGGCGCTTGGCATCCTGCTCCAGTCGGTCCAGACGCACATTGATCCCTGGATGGCCGTTGCCACGAATGGCCTCATCCAGCCGGTCCAGCTTGCGGTGCAGTTCCTCGAACTCGCGCTCGCAGGCGACGCGAAAGTCGGTGCTGAGGGTCGATTCGTTCACGTGTCGGCTCCGATCTCCTTGGTGTGGATGCGATAGGTCTGCCGGTACGGGTCGCTCCAGCGCCAGCAGCCCTCGCCGCCTAAGTTCATGACCTCGTACCGCCGGCCGTCGGCCGCGATCACGTCGCCGGGTTCGGGCTCAATCCCCGGCAGTGCGTCGGTCAGGATCAAGAAGTCCCACACCTGGGCGGTGATGGTCAGGCCCGACTCGTCGGCGACCTCGAAGCCGGTCTTCCCGAAGGTCGCGAGGACGCTCCATGCATCCGGTGGCCTGCGGTACTCGACTGAGCTGGAGCAGTGCGCTGTGCGCATCTGCTCCAGCCACTGCGAGCCCTGGCGAAGCAGGTCAGCCACGGGCTACTGCTCCAGCCGCACGCGCACCGTCGCATCGGCGTCGGCCGCCGCCCGGACGCTCTTGCCCAGATACTTGTTGCCGGTGGCGGTGGTCGTGGCCTGCTTGTTGGTGGCGTTCCAGTAGACCTTCGCGCCCGCCGCGATGGCGGTGCCCGCGCCGCTCGCCTTGGGCACATCGAACACGCCGGTCACAGCCAGCGCCCCAAGCGCCCCGGCAGCAATATCCAGCTTGGCGATGCCCACGAGATCACCTTGCACGACCACATCCCCGGCGCTGACATTGGCGCTGGGGGTGTAGTCGAGGGTGTTGCCGTCATGAATGAACTGTGCAGTTGCCATGAAGAGTGCTCCTTAAGCTTCCAAAGGGGTCTGATGACGCCTCGCAAGCGGAGGCTTACGCCTCGCCCTTCATCATCAGCGCGCCGCGGTGGTCCTGTTCCTTGACGCCGAAGTCGATGTACCCGCGGAACATCACGCCCAGCGTGTTGAAGTCGGCGTCGGTCTTCTCCACCGTCGGCCGGTCCACGCCGTTGAGGAACGCAACCTCGATGGCGGGAAGACGGTTGGGGTCGGCCAGTAGATACCACGCCTTGTCCGAAGCGCCCGTGAAGGTCGGGTTGGACAGGTAGACACTGGAGACGACCTCGAACTTGCCCACGTGCGGGTTGGTGCTGGGCTTGGGCTTGTTGGCCGTGGTGGTCTCATTGAGATTGACGCTCTTCATGAGCATCTCGGCCGGCACTTTCAGCGCCGTGGGAACCAGCAGCAGGCTGGGGCGGATGCCCAGGGGCTTGCCGTTGGGCTTGACCTGCTTGCCGAAGGTGACCTCCGCGTCCGTCAGACCGTCCACGGTCAGCGCGGTATCCGCGCCGGCCTTGTAGTTCTTGTGATCGGTGTGGAAGAACGCCTTGCCGTCCGACTGGTTCGGGTTGGAGAGCCACAGGCCCCACACCGCATCGGCGATGGCCTCGGCCGCACCCATGCCGATCTGGCGCGGGATGTCGGTGAACGCGCCCATGTCATCGTTGATGATCATCTGGCGCGTCAGCGCGAACATGATCCCGTGCGTGTCGGCCTTCTGCCGGAAGCTCTGCTCGCCCAGTTGCCCGTGCTTCAGTTCCCCGTCGGGACCGACCTGCTGGAACTGAAACGCCCCGGTCATCCGGTAGCGGGTGTGCTCCTTGAAGTCGTTGACGCTGGCGATCTTGGCGATGCTCCGCCAGGCATCCTCGACGTAGTTGTAGCCTTCCAGCAGCATCTTGTTGGCGATGTTGGAGAGGATGCCCGGCAGCGACGCCGTGCTGAAGGCGGCCTGAAGCCAGCCCGAGGCATCACGCCGGAAGCGCGGCAGCTGCTGCCCGCTGGCCAGTTCGCAGAACTCCTGAATGCCCACGCCGCGCAGTTTGTCGGCGGCTTCCAGGACCGGCTCGGCGTAGGTTGCCTGGATGCGGCTGTGGGGGAGCCCACTGGCCATCAAGGCCACAGCCTCAAAGACTTGTGGGCTGGCGTTGCGCGGACGGCTCGAGACCGCCGGCACCTGCGGCCGGCTGGCACGCAGCACATGCAGTTCGGTGCGGCTCTCGTCCCAACCCTCCTCGATGGCCTTGGCCTCGATGTCCGGATACTTGCCGGCGCAGACCTTGCGAATTGCCTCGATGCGCCGCGTCTCGGCGGCCATCTGCTGGCGCATCTGCGTGAGCGGGTCATCACCAGCGGCGGATGCCTGAATGGTGGAAGCAGTCGTGGTCTGCGGCTTGGGCGCGGCGGGTTCCTGCGCCGCCTGCGGGGTGGCGCTGCTCGCGGTGGTGGTGTTCGCGCTACCCGTGGCATCGCCATCGGTCTGCCCCGCATCCTGCTGGGTCGGGTCCTGGTGGGTCGTGCTATCGTCCATGACTGCTTGCTCCTTATGCTGTGCGGCGATCCGAGCCGAAGTGGCCGGGTCTGCGCCGCTATCGACGAACGAGATTTCCTTGAGGATGGCCTGGCGGACCACGTGCAGTGGCCCGGCGAGGGTCCTTCCGTTGACGGTGATGCTCTGGCCGTTGGGCACGAACTCGGCGTCCACCACGGCCGCGCCGATGCTGGCCTGCCAGGGGAAGCCGTTGACGGCGCTCTTGGCCACGTCCCTCGCCCAACTGGTGTCGCGGCTGACCATGCCCTCAGCGATGACCTGGCCATTCTCGATGACGACGCGCTGCGTGTGGCCGACCCCCTGACGCGGGTTGTGGTCCAGGCGGACCGGGATGTCCTGGCGGTCGATGGCCAGTCCCTCCAGGTCCACCACCACTGGGTGCGGGAAGCCGGCGATGCGCATGGTCCCGCCGGTATAAGCCACCATCCGGAAACGCGGCATGGGCTTGTCGGCGTCACCTGCCGCCTCGACCGCAATCGGGCAGCGGAACATGACGTATTCAGGCTGCTTGCTGCTCTTCGACATCCCTGTCGGCCTCCTCGTCTTCCTCTTGGGCGGCCGGGCGGGGCTCCTCCGTGAGCCCCAGCTCGACCATCAGCTTCTTCTCTTTGGCACGCTGGTGGAGTTCCGTCTCCCAGTCCTTGCCCGCACGGGCGTACTCAGCGGCGAGGGTGGTGGTGTTGCTGGCCAGGCGGGTCGCCTGGGCATTGGCTTCCTTGGCGGGGTCCACGTGCTCGGTGCCGTCGAAGAACCACTGGTGGGCCGCCCCGCGCAGGTCAGGCAGGTCAAGCGCCAGTGTCGCCTCATCCAGCCAGGCTGCGAAGATCGGGTCCAGCACCGCCTCAGCCAGGTGCGCCTGCTCAACGCGGATGCTCTTGTAATAGGTCTGGTGATCCAGCCGCCCCGAGGCGTAGTTGTAGCCGCTCGAATTGCAGGCGGCGATGTTGTAGGGCAGGTTCAGACAGCGCGCGATCTCGTTGAGGATCTCCCGCTTGAACTCGGCGTAACTGGTCGTGGGCTGCTGGGCCTCGATCTGCCCCAGACGCCAGCCATCGGGTAGCACCGTGGCCATGCGCTTTTCCAGCTCGACCACGTCCATCGGCTCCAGGGCCTGGGCTTCGCCGTTGGCCGGGGCATCGGTGAACAGCACGGCGGCGAAGTCGGCGGCCGTTTCCGCCGCCGCAATGACGGCCAGCGTGTAGCGACGCAACTGGGCAAACAGCGGCAGCGCCGGCGTGATCTCCGGGATGCCCCGGTGCTGCCCCGGCCGATCGCTGCGGAACCAGTGAATCACCGCATCGGCGGGGACCAGGTCGTACTGCGTCTTCCAGGCCGTCAGATCGCCGGGGTGCTGGCGGAGGAGGCAATAGGTCTGCGGATTGCCCCAGGCGTCGAGCGTGATGCCGTCGATGTCGCCGTCGGTGGGCAAGACCGACAGGATCGGCGAAGCCACGCGGTCGGCCTCGATGAGCTGAACGTCCAGCATCACCGGCGAATCAACGTTCGGGTTGGCGCTGAGCACGGCGAAGGCCTCGCCGTCGGTGGTCTTGGCCAGGCGCATGGTGCGCAGCTTCTCAGCCAGCTTTACCGCCTTGGCCCACTGGCAAAAGGCCGCTTCCACCTGCCGGTTGGCCTCGGGATCGTCCGTTAGCAGTTGCAGACGCGGGCCGGTGCCGACGCAGTCGTTGGCGATGGTCAGGGCGATACCCTTGGCGTAGCTGTTATTGGCGACCTCGTAACGGGACCGTTCGCGGAGCTTCTTGCGCACGTCAGCCGACGCCGCGCCGTCGGCCGACAGGGCGTCGGCCATCGCCCAGTGCCGGGCGTTTTCCGCGGTGGTCTGCGCCGCGTCGAACCGCGCCCGCACCAAGCCCGGAATCTTCGGCCGAGCCGGGAGGGACCGCTGGACCTTCCTGTCCTTGCGGAACGGCCACATCAAACGGTCCCTCCCGGCGAGATCTTGGCCAGCTTGATGCCGAGTCCTTTCGACCGGCTGGCCTTCTTGCTCTCCAGGTACTTGTCGGCGGCGATCTGCTCGGAGAGCTTGTGCTGCTCGACGGAGCCCGAGTCACCGCTGGCCTTGGCCGGCCCATGGGCGTTGGTCTTGATCGTGTTGTCGAGAGTTTCGGTCACGTCTCTGGCGGCTCCCATGCGGCGATCATCGCCGGCACAGGGTTATTTGCCGGAGGGACTCCAAAATCGGACCATATTCTGGGGATGGCCAAAGATCGTGCCAGATGTAGTATGGCTGGGTGCTCGCGCAACTTCCGCATACGTCAGAACACCATTTCCATTGCACGCGGTTGGCCCATGGACTATTCTTACCTTTGAACCTGATGCGTTGACGAAATCAGCGTATCCGCGGTGAAACCGCGATGGACTCTCGAAAGGAGCCGAACCATGCAGAAGTACTCGGATTTCTTCCAAACACTTCACGATGAGCAAGCCCCCACGGGTCAGTTTGGCCGGGGCACACATTACTCCGTCTTCCGAACCCTCGTTTGGAAAGACGAACTTGGCGCGCCGTTGGATGTGGCGCACTACCACGACTTCTCCGTTATTTGGGACGAGGATCACGACGCTCGTGTCTTTGACGCGATAAGCAGTCTTCACCGCAAAGGCCTGCTGTCTGCGGCTGTTTTTGTGGGCGAGCGCAAGGGTATGTTTTCACTGCTCATGTCAGACAGCACACGAAACAGCATGAGCGACGACGCGTTCGCCCGCTACTGTAGTGACGTGGCTGCGGTAACAGAATGTGTCGGCGGCGATCACTGGCCGGCGGAAGTCGGCGTCGTTTCAAGCCCAGGTGGCATCATCAGCGCCCAGCAGGAACATGTCGTGCTGTATCTGGCGACGATTTCCATGCTCTGGCATCTGGGTGTCAAAGCGATTCAGTAGCAGGATGCACGTGCATCGGGTTTAGCTGGAGCCTCGGGCTGTTTGTCCGGGGCTTCATGCTTTTGAGGACGCGGAGATCAACATATCTTCTCTCGGGTGGTGATCGGTGTGCCGCAATTTCGGCATCGCTTGCGGCGCACGATGCCATCGCCCCGCGGGCGGGTGTAGACAGTCAGAAAATGGCGGCAGCCGCACTGGCGGCAGACCAGGCCCGCGTGGCGAGGCGGAAGCGGCGAGGTTGTTACGATCTGCGTCATCAGTTCCTGCTCCGCTGAAGTTCCGATAGGCGCAGGCGTGGCCGAGGTCCGGAGCTTCGGGTCTCTACGCCTGCAAGCCCTGCGCCCTGAATTGAGGCCGCCACGGCGCAACCAACCAGGCAGTCCAGCCAGTGGTTGTCCGGCCGCGTGGCGCGGAGTTTCCATTCATCCACGATGCGCCCCTGGGCCGACGACTTCACCCGATACTCCGCAGTCAGGTGGTCGGCCAGGAGACGGTGGGTCTTTTCATCGTGACCCGGTAGCGACAGGCAGCCTGGATCGCCCATCGCGACCGCCAGGCGTGCGTGGACGAATGTTTTCCAGTAGTTGGTATCGACCAGAACATGCCGCACCTGCCGGCGGCCGATGGTGTTCGGGATGCGCCAGTGCAACCCCACCCGGTCGCCGCGTTTGCGTTTGTACTCGCTGAAGGGGATGCTCGACGCCCCAACGTACTTGCCGTGGCTGGGCAAAAGAATGCCCGCAAAGCTGCTCTGGCGGCAAAACTGATAGACCACATCGGTCGACTGGCCCCAGTTGGCATCGATCAGGCAGCGGTCGATGCGCATTTCAGCCCCATCCTCGCGGCGATACATGCGTGCGAGCTGTTCGGCCGCGAGCTGTTCCAAGGCGGCATACACCTGGCCCTCCATTCCCGCACCTGGGGCGGCGCGACCGATGGTCGCCCGCAGATCGCGCAGTGTGAAGTACGGCCGGCGCTGGTCGGGCCACGTACCGTAGTCGACGACGTAGCCGGTGAAGTTCTCTTCCCATCCGCAGAGCATCCAGAACAGCACTTTCTGTTGGACGTCGACGAACATGGTCAGGTGATTGCAGCCGATGGGCACTTCACCGGGACGATACCCGTTGAGCTTCGCGGCGATCTCGTCGGCCGTAAGCATGTCCTCGCCAATAGCCTCGATGATCGGCTCGTTCTGGTACTCAGCGAAGAAAGCCGCTTCGTCGCGATAGCGCAGATTCATCGCGTGCTGGATGGCCGAAAGCTCATCGACGTTGAACCGCTGCGGCCAAGCGACGATCCCACCGGCGTCCATCGCCTCGCGGTTGGCCCGATAGAACTCCGTCGCATCCGCACCATCACCGTCGTTGCGAAGCGAATCGGCCCTCAGCTCGGCATACCTGGCCCACAGCTTTTCGCTTGTGGGAAAGGCGTAGACCATCTTCGTCCGCTCGCCTTGCCACTGCGGG